CGGAGTTCTTTGATAAGGTTCACACTCCGCGCCGTGATAAGTAGCGGGCGCGAATGGAGGAACTGGATTCCGCTTCTAACCGAATCGCGTCCCTTTCTTGCTCCGTGAGTATTGAATCCGTGACCGTGTATCTCGTCGATGCTCTTTGGCTCTGCGGAGTCACAGACAACAACATCCGATCGATTGACTCCGTTATCTCGGAGGCTTTTTGCAATATCTGAGTTAGTAAGGCGCGTCGCATAGCATAGCTCGTCGACTGCGAATCCGTGGCCGTCGGTGTACACCCTGACGATTGCGGTTGGGTCGTTCGTATATCCGAAGTCGAGCCCGATGTTGAGTAGTTTGTATTCATTTGGTATCTGGTCTATTTCTTTCCAGTGGGTGAAGATGGTTGCCCGGGATGTTCCTCGCTCTCCGAGTCCGTATACCCTCCAGAAGTTTTCGTCTGCTTCTTTGAAGCGTTCAATTTCCAGGAGTACACTTTGCGGCAGGAAGGGGTTATCCTTGTACGTGGTTTTGAAGAAATCGCAGTCATCGCGGTTAGGTAAGTCGTAAAGCCAATGGAATTCGTCGGAGGGGTTAAAGTCTACTATGATTCGCCCCGTGGTTCTTAGGATAAGTTGCCGCCAATCTTCGAGGGTGATTTCGTTGGCTTCGTTGATAAAGAGAACGTCGCGCTTTCGCCCTCGCACCTTTTGCGGTTGATCCACCGAAATAAACTCCACGAGGTTTCCCCATAGCTGGTAAGTGGCTTCCGATTTGTTGTGGAGTTCGACGTTATAAACGTCCTCGTTTTCGAGTATCTCGAAGAAGTCCCGCATGGCTGTCGCACGAAGGGCGGGGAAGGTCTTTCGGCAAATGGTGACTACGAGGCCGGAGTTCTTGTGGCAAAGCTCTATTAGGCTTTGAAGTATCGAGTACGTCTTGCCGGATCGCGTCCCGCCTTGGTGTACCTGGATGCGCTTCTTTGAGTTCCTGACGTGGTAATATGTTGCAGGGAGTTTATTCATCCAACCACGAGAGGGGCTTCTTCTCTTGTACCTCTATCTCTTGCCGTTCGATGTATCCGCGCTTCTTGCCCTTGGTCTTTAGAAAGAAGATAGTCGCGGCGGGGTTGCCTTCTTTTACGAGCTTGTAGAGGTGGCTTTCTGCGAAGTCGAGAACGCCGTCCTGAATGGAGTTTACCGCGCTCTTATATTCTTCGTCTGCCTTCAACCATGCGTAATGGGTGGAGCGGTCGATACCTACCATCTTTGCGGCGGTAGATACGATACCGAGTGACTTCTCGAGGGCTTCCAACATAGCCTCTTTTTTGGTGTTGGATGTGTTGATTTTTACCGCTTCCATTTTTTACCGCATATTTCGCATTCCTCCTCTGGCTTCTCTGTTTTCTCTTTGTCTTCTTCTTGTGGATCCCATACGTTAAGACCCCATTCGTTTAGTTCGGTTGCGTCCCATTCGTTTGCGAGGACGTCAAAATCGTGTTCGCCTGCGCTCGTGTTGTCTTTGATAGTGAACTCTCTTTCTTTGGCTTCTCCCCAGGTGGCGAAGTAAACGGGGGCTTCTGTAAGTCCTGCCGTTTTGCAGGCTTTATATCGCATATTTCCCCCTATGATTACGCCGTCCGGGTTTACGACTATGGGCCGTGCTTCGAGCATCTCCGGGAAGGTCTGAATGCTTCGAACGAGTTTCTCAAACTTGTCTTCCTTAATTGTCCGAGGGTTGTTCGGGTTCTCCCGGATCTCCGAGAGCTTCGTGAGCTTGAACGATGACGGCCTCGAGGGTGTGGAGGAATTCGGCATTATGAACGGCTAATGTTAGGAGGAGGGTTGCGGGGTCTTGCCCTACGTGTAAACGCACTACTTCGGCGTTCTCCGTAATTAAGAGGAAGTTCTTCGCGTGGAGGAGGGCTTTACGTGCGTTTCTCATATATGCAAATATGCACTATACAAAACCTCCTCGCAAAGTGCGGGCGGGATTTTGCTTCGTTCGTAGTTGTTTTTAAGTCCCTGCGTACCTGTTCGCGATCCGCGCGGGGCGGCTTCGTGGCACGGTGCGCCGTTCTTACACATGGGGCGCGGATTCCACCCTTCGAAATTTGTCCATATGTCGGTGGGCTTCATTCGGCTATCTCCATACTGGCAGTAGGTAACGGTATGCCGGAGCTTGCCTTCAAGCTGTGGCATCTTCCGCATAAGCCCGCGCGGGTTTTCTATGAACCACATTTTCGGTTGTATCTCCTCGATTATTTCGAGCGTCTTTTCCAGGAGTTGAATACCGAGGCGGGCGGTATCGGTGTTCGGTATATACGCTCCCTTGCCGCCTGTCCAATGGTGACCAATGGCAGCAACGCTAAAACCAGTACACGGAGGGGAAGCCCAAATTACGTCGGGTTTCCACGGTAGCTTGTTAATATCGAACTCCAATATATCGCAGACGTAATCGATACCTCCGAAGTCAGTAATATCCGAACTAAATACGTCAGCCCCCATGACTTCCGCAGCCTTGCCAATAGAACGGCTGCCTGCAAATAATTCGAGAACCTTCACGGGTGTATGATTCTACCCTCTACGTCTCTCGCAATGGTCTCGAGCCATTCGCGGTCGTAGTGGGTCATATTGTACTCTCTTCGGTGCAGCATCCGAAGTCCCGCCGTTTGTCCGATTGCGTCGAAGTATTGCTTCTCCTCGAACTTCTCTTTCTTGGGTTGCTTCATGAACTGGCGGATGTTGTGCGCTATCTCTGCGCGTTCTTCTTTGGTGTAGCTCATTGCCCCGTCTCTTCTTTCCAAATGGCAGAACAAACTGCAACTCGTTGATCCGCATCGGGAAACTCCCGCTTTGTAATTACGTGGTTAATACAGCGGTGCATGAATTGGTAGCGGTTTTCGCTTTTTTCAGGTTTAGGTAGTGGCATCTTTTAATAGTTGTTTTAGTTCGTTAAACATTTTCCGGTTACACGAGGAGCATTGCGAGGCTTGCGTATTCGTTCCGGTGGCTTTTGAGTACAGTTCGGCGAGGTCGCCGTTCGTCGCGTCTTTAGGGTTCTCGATTAGTTCGCGGATCTTGTCCAGGAGTTCCGCATTGATTTCTGCCTCCCATTTATCCAAAGGGCAAGAGGCTACCTTTAACCGCGTCTTCGTGGGCATATGGCATCCGCAGAGTTTGGAATCAGTGAAGGCTTCGGTTACGAGGGGGCCGCAACTCTTCGTCGTTTGCACGAAGTGTTCGCAGCTCTGACAAATGGCGAGGCGGTCACTCCTTTTCTGTCCGGTTACGAAGAACATCTTTCAGGGTTTTTCTTGTGACGTGTAGTGAGCGATATAAGGTAGACTCTCCAATCCCACTTCGTCGAGATATTTCTGCCATGTTCCATCCGTTGAGATATAGTCCGAATATAGTTCGGTCGAACCAACTGAGACGGTCGAGAATGAGTTGGAGTTGTTCGCGCTGGATGGCTTTGCTCCAGTCGCTTTCGCTTGTTTGTTCTTGGGGTTCATTATCGTTTGTTTTATACAGTTCCTTAAATTTTCCGCGCGTCGCTTCGAAGTACATAGCCTTCACAAAGTACCCGAAGGGGTTCTCCATGTATCTTTTATCGATACACCGGAGATAGACGTGGTGAACAAGGTCGCCCGGATCGTCCGTCCATCGTTCGGCAACGTGGAGGAGTTTTGAATAGTTCCGTGTTAAGAACCTATTCCAGTCCTCTTTGTGCCTTGATTTCATTTACCTTCCTTCGATAGTATCTGCACTTCTCCTCGAGTTCTTCCACCGTCCATTTTTTGGTTTGGTTGCTCTTGAGAAGGATAGCTTCCGCCGTTCCTTCGCCGTGGATTTCGTCGAGCTTCTTTCCGAAAACGTATTGCTGGCCTCCGGTCATGTTACATTGTTTGCACTGAAAAGCGACGTTTATCTCGTCCCACCGGGTAGCGAGTTTGGCCCGAGTGATAAAGTGACCGCAGTCTACCTCTTTATAATGCCTCAACCGTCCGCAGGTAAAGCACTCTCCCCAACCCTCTTCGTTTGATCCTTTGAGGCGGATATACGTCGAAAAGATGGAGTCAAGTTTCGCTTTTGTCTTCGCTATTCCCATTCGATAGACAATAAATCTTGAATCCGTACCCCGCGGCTCATTTCATCCGCTTCAATTATGGTGAGTTCCATTTTATGCAGGGGCTCTACTTTTATTAAAATGTCGGATTCATACGGCCATTTTAGCTCCCTCTCTACAAAAACATCTTTGATTGTACAGGGAATCATATTTTCATCGCTTGAAAAGACGCATTCTTTGCCTATCAGGTCTTCTATTTTTTCAGTCGTTGTCATTCTTTCCCGGTATTAAAAAGGGGTTGTTCTTCATTCTCCACGCGAGCTTTGCCGCTTCTGCATCGTATTCGGGGACGTTGCTAGGATTGTCCGTTCCTCGGTAAATTACTTCATGCTGTCGCTCCAGGATAGGGGCGCGTTCCTCTTCGTGCTTGGTGATGCACTCTCGGAATTCTGCGATTTTTAACCGCTCGTAATATTTGCCGTAGTGCCCCGTTATCATGCGCTGACAAATTAACTTTAATTCCTCCAATTTCAAAACGGGGAATATTTCAAATATCATCTCCGCGCAGAGGGCGATGTCTTCGAAGCTAGATAGCGTCTTCTTTGCGTCTATGGAGTCCACCGTGGTCTTAATCATTGACACCACAGCCGCCCGGGTTTCTTCCGGCATAACGTGGAGCGCGGTTTTAATGTTGGTGCCTTGCTCCCAACACTCCTGGGGCGTGTATTTAAATAATCCCGTTTTTGAGATAGTTGTCAAACTCATCTCTGCTCGGGCCTTTTGGACTTGCCTTCTTTGGTCGAGGGAAGATTCCTTGCCACTGGTTCGCGATAGCGAGTTGTATGGCTTCGATTGCTTGTTGTTCATCTCCGTTTGTTTCGTTGTGTAGTTTGTGAAGCGCGGCCAATTCTCCGCGCCGGGTGTACTTCTTAATCTTTCGTTCTCTGCGGTCTTCTTTCCACTCCTTCCAAATATGGGAAAACGTTTCAGAAGTCCAAGGAAGAACGATAGGCTCTTCTTTCTTTACTTGTTCTTTACTCTTCTCTTTACTATAGTCTTTACTCTGCGCAACTGTAGTTGCTTTTACTTGCAACTGTGGTTGCTTCTTTTGCAACGATTGTTGCTTCTTTTGCAACTGTAGTTGCTTGTTCCAATCGTTGCTTGCAACAGTTGTTGCTTCTACGAGGACGGTCATTTTCCGCTTATGTCCGTAACCCTCGCACGCTAAGTAATTGGTTTCGCAGAGGTCTTTGCGCATCTTTCGAATGTATTGAGGCGTGCAAACGAGTTGCTCCGCTAAGAACTCATCACCCGCCCAACACGCGCCGTCCTTTTGGCTAAGGTTGTGAATCTTCGCCAGGAGTATACGTTGCATCGGTGAAAGGTCTGCACATTCCCATATCTCGAACGGGATCCAAATACCGTTGTTCTGTTGTTCCATGCTTCAAAGATGAAAAAAAAGGGGGCTAAACCGCCCCCTCTTTCTCACAGTCCATAACTTCAAGAACGATTTCCGCGTAGGTGGCTCCAGTTTGTTCGCTTATCTCGGGAATGTGTTTCAGCATATTCCGAGGGCGCAAACTGCACCAGCTTCGCACCGTTGCTCCGGTCACGTCCAATTGATACGCGGCCTTCTCGAGTGATCCGTAATTACGAACCAAGAACAATTTAATATTATTCATAATTCCAGAATTTTTCGATTTCGGAGGTTGGAATTCTAAACGATCCCCGCGGCCCACCCACTTGAATCGCTTTGATTTTTTTTGACTT